CGTGGGCTCGGAGATGTGTATAAGAGACAGGTATGAAGATATTCAAAAATTCTTAAAACGCCTCAGAAAGGCTTACAGGGGCAAATTACGCTATTTTGTGGCCGGTGAGTACGGAGAGCAGACAGCGAGACCACATTATCACATGATTCTATACGGCTGGAAACCAACAGACCTAAAAAATCTATACAAAATTCATCACAACGGATACTATACCAGTGAATGGCTAGAAGGTCTGTGGGGAATGGGTCAAATACAGATAGCGCAAGCAGTTCCAGAAACCTATCGATATGTTGCAGGATACGTGACAAAAAAAATGTACGAAATAGACGGGAAAAAGGCTAACGAATACTACGAGCTAGGGCAAACAAAACCATTTGCATGCATGAGCTTAAAGCCAGGACTTGGGGACCACTACTATCAAGAGCACAAAGCAGAAATCTGGCAACAAGGTTACATTCAATGCACCAACGGAAAACGGGCACAAATTCCAAGATACTATGAAAAACAGATGGAAGCAGAAAACCCACAAAGATTGTGGAGAATTAAGCAAAACCGACAAAAAAACGCAATGAAAGAAAAGAGACTACAGCTAGAGGGTCAAGACTATAAAACCGTCTTAGAGACCAAAGAACGTGTCACCAAAAAACAAACGAAAAAAAGTGGTATTTTGTAATTAGTGTCACCTAGCCCAGTACCTATCAAGTAAGGTACTGGGCTTTTTATTGATTTAAGCGTATTCTTAAGGCGTTAGACCGCGCACGCGCACGCGCGAAACGCACGTACACGCGCACGGTAAAATAGGGAGTACGTTCTACCCTGTAATCCCTATTCGCTTCGCTTCAAGGGATAGCGCTTTGCCTTTATTATATAACTTGTTGTAGTCGTAGTAGTAGAGTATGTGGAAAAGTTGAAAAGTGCTTTTTCTTTACGTTGGTACGAAGAAAAAGCACTAAAAAGAATGTTGAAAGATTTGTTGAAAACTTGTTGAAATGTTGAAACACTCTGTTGTGTTAAAGTTTAACAATGTTGAAATGTTGAAAACTATGTTGAAAATGTTGAAAACGCCTGCCGCGGGCATCCGACTTGAACGTCAAAAGTTTTTTTCAAAAACCCTTGACTTATCAAGCCGGGCATGATATAAAAAAAACGAAAGGTGATAAAAAAATGAGTACAGCAATCTTAAACCAAACAAACAACGACCAATTAACGCAGCACTTCAAAGCAAAGGAGTTTAGATGCAAAGACAAAACAAAAGAATTCTTATGGGCACCTGAACTACTCGAAGTCTTGGAAACAATCAGAAGTCACTTCAACGCACCGGTCATCATCAACAGCGGATACAGAACACCAAGCTGGAACAGCAAAGTAAATGGAAGCTCAAACAGTTACCACTGCAAAGGAATGGCAGCAGATATCATAGTGAAAGGACACAGCAGCAGAGAAGTCGCAAAATACGCAGACAGCATTATGAAACAGGGCGGAGTAATCAGATACACAAATTTTACGCACGTGGATGTGCGTGAAGAACGATACAGAAAGGGGGTGTAGTCAATGGCACTGATTAGAATCAAAGACATGCGGGAAGCAATCCAGCTGATTAAAACTGTACTTGAGAAGCTGGACCAGATTTACCACATTCTGAAGGAGGAGAAGTAAAGACAATGTTGCATAAGACATGGAACGTCAGAGACCAGACCGAAAAAGATTTACGAATTGAAGCAGATAAGTTATACAGAGAAATCGAAGCCGGCTATAAAATGCTCAAAAAAATATCCAACATTGAGGACGCAAAAAAAATGATTGACCGAATCTGGATAATGAAAAAATGGGCAAACGATATCCAACTGGAACTGATACGAAGGGAGTACAACAATGAAGCATAGACAGAGAATGCCCGCAAAAACTGACAAGCGAATGTTCAACGTAACGGCACGAAAAACGAAGAGTATCAACTTGAGCCAGAAACCCATGCGGGGCGGCATCCGACTGTAAAGGAGAAAAACCATGATTCACAACTACTACGGCATCTACGACAAGGTAGCAAAGAGCTACTGCTACATTGGTGAAAGCAAGAGCAACGAAACCTTCGCACGAATGTGCAATATCATGGAAAAAGATGAAAAGACATTCTTGGGCCAGTCACCCGAGGACTACAAAGCATACCACGTAGCAAACTTCAACGATGAAAACGGCACGTTCACCAGCATCGAACCGGAAAAGGTATGGGAGGGCAAACCGCATGAATAAACGATACGAGGAAGGGCGAAAGCCCTTCCTTTCAGACACAGGTGAAAAATTCCGCAAACAATACGTCTGGGGCAAGGACGAAAATGGCAAAAAGAAGCTAATCGAGACGGAGCCAATCGACATTCAAGCAGAAATTGAAAGCTATGCAGACGAATGTGACATCAAAAACATCGTCCGCAAAGCAAGCTTTGACCCGGAATTTGCAAAAAGTCTTGCAGACAGTGCAAAAACAGACGAAACCATAGATATCACCGAATGGCCTACCAACATCCACGAATACCACACAATGATAGCAACAGCACAGGCCAAAGCAATGGAACTACAGCAGATGCAGGAAAAGAAAGCAAAAGAACCAAACGAACCAAAGAAGAAGGAGGAAAGCAATGAACCGGAATAATGAGAGGCACTTCAATCAAGTACCGGAAACGCACGTCAGTAGAACACGATTCAATCGAGATCAAAATATCCTCACAACTTTCGATTCAGGAAAACTAATTCCGTTCTACGTTGACGAAGTCCTTCCCGGCGACACTTTCAACGTAAACACGGCGGCGATCATCCGAATGACAACGCCAAAATATCCAGTATTTGATGATGCATACATTGACTTCTACTACTTCTTCTGCCCAAACAGAATCCTGTGGGACAACTTCAAACAGTTCATGGGAGAAGCAGACAATGCACCATGGATGCCAACAAAAACATACAAAGTGCCAAGTATCAAAATCTTTAACGATGTAGGTGGAGCAAAAAGACCATATCCAGACACAAACAGCATTCTGGACTATATGGGAGTCCCGACAAAAATTATCAAAACGGGAGAAACGGGAGAAATAGATATAAACGCGCTACCCGTCAGAGCATACGTTAAAATCTGGAATGAATTTTTCAGAGACCAAAACGTAGGAAACCCGGCAGTATTCAGTACAGGAGACGACGACATCGAATACGCGGCAGGAAGCGCAAATGAAAGCGACCTAACCGAAGATAAACTTCTCAAGTATGCTATCCATGGCGGATACTGCCTACCGGTAAACAAATTCCACGACTATTTCACAAGCTGTCTACCGTATCCTCAACGCGGGCCGGAAGTGACGATCGCACTAAACGGAAATGCACCTGTAAAAATATTCGACAACAGAGAAATGACAGAACCATATTTCGGTAGTATCTATCTGGGAAACGAACTAGGCAAGCTTGAAGCAAGTGCAACAGACGCAACAGAAGTGGCCGGCAAAGATATATTCGACCAAGGAATCCCATATAAATACATGGGTGCAGACCTTCAAAACATCGAAGCGACAACAATCAACCAGTTACGCCAAGCATTTGCAGTACAACACTATTATGAAGCGCTGGCACGTGGCGGTAGTAGATACCGTGAACAGGTGAGGGCACTGTTTGGCGTAAGCATCAGTGACAAAACTGTTCAGATTCCAGAATATTTAGGTGGTGGACGCTATCACGTCAACATGAACCAAATCGTGCAGACCAGTGGACAGCAGAACCAAAACGACACGCCTATTGGTGAAACGGGTGCAATGTCTGTTACTCCTGTCAATGAAAGTTCCTTCACAAAGAGCTTTGAGGAGCACGGCTTCGTTATCGGTGTTATGTGTGTACGTCACAATCACAGTTATCAGCAGGGACTTGAACGGTTTTGGAGCCGTTCAGACAGGCTAGACTACTACTTCCCGCAATTCGCAAATTTGGGGGAGCAGCCAGTAAAGAAGAAAGAAATCATGGCTACAGGAAAGGCAACAGATGAAGAAGTATTCGGTTACCAGGAAGCTTGGGCCGACTATCGAATGAAGCCAAACCGGGTAAGCGGTAAAATGCGAAGCAATGCAGAAGGAACAATGGACTTCTGGCACTATGCAGACAACTACAGCGACGTGCCGACACTCAGTCAAGAGTGGATGAAAGAAAGCAAAACCGAAATTGAAAGAACTTTGATTGTGCAGAATGAACCGCAGTTCTTTGGAGCAATCCGAGTAATGAACAAAACCACTCGTTGCATGCCGCTGTACAGCGTGCCGGGCCTGGAAAAGCTGTAAAGAAAGGAGGAAGCCCGCAGAAATGCGGGCTATTTTAGAATATGGCAGGATTAGGAGCAATGCTAGCAAATGCCGGAACGTGGCTTGCAAGTCATCCAGAAGTCGTAACTACAGGTATGTCACTGTTAGGGAACGGACTGTCAAGCATGTTTGGACAGAAAAGCGAAAGCCAAAGCCAAGGAAGCAACATGAGCCAAAGCCAAGGCGGAGGACAAAGTGCATCCATGAGCGAAGGAGGAACAAACGACAAGCAAATCATGGATTACCTCAACAAATACTATGAATGGCAGGGCGGGCAGAATGCTTTCCAAAGCAAAACGAACCGCCAAAATATGTTAATGCAGATGGGCTATAATACGCTATCAGCAATTCAGCAAGGCATTTATAACCACATCGAGAACAACGCCGCAATGCAATACAACAGCGGCGAAGCACTGGCAAACAGGCAGTTTCAAGAGCGTATGAGCAGTACAGCATACCAAAGAGCCGTTGAAGATATGCGAAAAGCAGGACTAAATCCGATTCTAGCATACGCACAAGGCGGAGCAAGCACGCCGGGCGGCTCAGGCGCAACCATCACAGGCGCAAGCATGGGAATGCCAGCATCAAGCGCACTGGGAGTATCTACACTCAGCGGCAACGTACCAAACAGCTATTTCAGCCGCAGTGAAAGTAAATCACAATGGTATCAGCTAGCAGAAGCCGTAGGAAGTCAAATGAGCACAGGATATAGTAGTCCAGTGCAGTTGACAGAAGATTTGCTCAAAACCTATAAGCAGATGGAAAAGACCGAACAGACAGTACCGACTCCGAAACCGGAAAACAAAGAAAACAGAGCAATGAAGCCGCAAGATAAGACAGGAACATACGGAGAGAAGAGAAAGCCGGGTGATTACCTGAAATGAGTTGTTACAAGCCATTAATAAGGCTGTACAACCCGGATAATAAAGAAATCAGCGGGCGGGTGTATTCTCTCGCCCGCTTTTCTCAATTAAGCGGGAAACAGTTAAAATATGAAGATTTGATGTATAATCCGAAAGTCATGTTAATACCATGCGGGCAGTGTATTGGATGCAGAATCAGGCAAAAGGAAGATTGGACGACAAGAATCGAATTAGAAGCGCGAGACTATCCAAAAGAAGAAGTTTGGTTTATAACACTAACTTATGACGATGAACATGTACCGGGCATGATAGTAAAAACGGGAGAAATCATACGAAAGGTACAATACACGTGGAAGCCGGGAGAGAAGCGCCCTAGCAGTGTTCAAATTTTGCTGTATGAAGATATTCAAAAATTCTTAAAACGCCTCAGAAAGGCTTACAGGGGCAA